TTCCGAACAAGAAGAAAAAGAAGTCATCGAAACACCAGAAGGCAATGAAATTGAGCTGGCTGGAGTAGAGACCGAAGAAACTGTTTTGGAACCCGAATATCCAGAAGAGGGCGACAAAGGGTACTATCCCTCTCAAAGTCGGGAATACGCAGAGATTAAGAAACCACTCATAAGGTTCATTCTCTAATATCAACTGGGCTACCCGAGGAAGTCTTGGCCCCCAATAAGAGTAGTAAAATGGCAAAATATAGAGGCGCACACCTAGATCATTTAGATCAGGAAGAAAAAGAACTAAACCAAGAAATATCTCAAATGAAGCAGGATCAGGTAGATGCTACCCCTGTCTCAGATCCGGAAGAAGATACTTACCGCAAACGGTATGGAGATCTTCGCCGGCACAACACTCACCTAATGCAGCAAAAAGACGTAGAGATTGAGAAGCTTAAGAACCAGCTCGACTCTGCAGCTAAGGGCCAGATCCGTTTCCCTAAGACAGATGAGGAAATTGATATGTGGGCAAAGAAGTATCCTGATGTTGCCAAGATCGTAGACTCTATAGCTCAAAAGCGCGCTAACGAAGCTATGCAGGGTTTGCGTGAAGGTGAGAAACGTCTAGAGGCACTGGAGACAAAGATATCTCGCAAAGATGCGGAACATCAGCTTAATCGTCTCCATCCCGATTTTAACCAGATTAGACAGAGCCAAGCTTTTCATGAATGGGTTGCGATGCAGCCTCAGAATATTCAAGACGCTCTGTATAAGAACAACACCGATGCTCGAGCAGCTGCTAGGGCGATCGATCTATATAAAGCAGACACTGGAAAGAAAACGGTTAATAAGCGATCCGCAGCTCAGTCTGTAGGACGCACTAATTCCAGTACCCCAACCACTAATGGCACTACTCGTTTCTCAGAAAGCGCTGTCAGTCAAATGAACGACAGAGATTACGCTAAGAACGAAGAAGCTATTATGGAAGCTATGCGTAGCGGCAACTTTGTTTATGACATGTCAGGCGCCGCTCGCTAAGTGTTGCTATTATAGGCACAACTGTGCTATAATAAAGGTAATTAGGGCCGCGTAATCGCCTACCCCTAAAAACCAGAACCCCAGAAGAAAATATAAATATGTCCACCAGTACAGGCTGGCCTGTGAACTCTTGTTCGCACAACCCACCCTAAAGTACTGCCACTGTTTTTTATCTCTTCATGTCCTGACGAGCTCAGAGAGCTCAGCCATTTCATAAAGGAGAAATCAAATGGCATTTGGAAAAGCATCAGGTTACACCAACCTTAATAATGGTAACTTTTCACCCGTAATCTACAGCAAAAAGGTACAGCTATCTTTTCGCAAAACCACAGTAGTCGGAGACATTTCAAACTCTGATTATTTTGGGGAGATTTCCGGGCAAGGAGACACTGTGAGAATTATGAAGGAGCCAGAAATTTCGGTTTCTGCGCTGCTTCGTGGCACTACAATCTCAACACAAGACCTTGTGGATACAGACTTTCAGTTAGTCGTAGATAAAAGCAACTATTTTGCATTTAAATTAGATGATATTGAAGAAGCGCACTCCCACATCAATTTCATGCAACTTGCGGTTGACCGTGCAGCCTATCGACTCGCGGATCAGTATGACCAAGAAGTACTTGGTTATTTAGCCGGTTATAAGCAGTCAGCACTACATGCAAATGCTGCTGCAGTTAATAACGTAGTTAATGGTACTAAAGCTGATACTGCAGCTGGTTCTGACGAACTATTGGCAGCTCACAAGCTTAAAAAGGGTGACTTCGGCAACATCACAACATCGTCTGCCGGCGATCATGCAATTCCTTTGGCGGCTCGTTTGCCCGGTGCTACAGCACTTCCAACAGCGACAGCTTCACCAGCAATGGTTGTAGCGCGCATGGCTCGTATTCTTGACCAAAAGCAAGTGGACAAGGATGGTCGTTGGATCGTCGTAGACCCAGTATTTATGGAGATTCTTCGTGATGAAGACTCACGTTTTATGAATGCTGACTTCGGTGACTCAGGTGGTCTTCGCAACGGTTTGGTACTGAATAACTTCCACGGCTTCCGTGTGTATCAGTCATCAAATCTTCCATCAGTTGGTACTGGAGCCGGAACCACAGGAACCGCCAACCAGAACACTAACTACGGCGTGATCTGTGCAGGGCATTCTTCTGCAGTAGCTACAGCGGAACAGCTCAACAAAGTTGAGACTTACCGTGACCCAGATAGCTTCTCAGATGTCTGCCGCGGAATGCATTTATATGGCAGAAAAATACTTCGCCCAGAAGCGTTAGTATCTGCTAAATATAACTTAGCATAAACTACTAGAGGGGCTGGCTAGGCTGGCCCCTTTTCCCTTATTTGAGGTAAGTAGATGCCATCCACATATATTACATTGTGTAATCAAGTTTTGCGGCGGTTAAACGAAGTCGAGATCTCAGAATCTGACTTTGCTAACGTCCGTGGCATCCAATCTGTTGTTAAAGATTCAGTTAAAAGTGCTATCGCTAAAATCAATCAGGCAGAGTATGAGTGGCCCTTTAACGCTGCAGAACATACTCAGGTACTAACAGCGGGTCAGAATGAATATACATGGCCTGACTTTTATAAGATATCTGATTGGAACTCATTCCAAATTCAGAAAAATGAATCTTTAAATACAGATTTTGACACTCTTAAGTACATTGAGAGAGATAGCTGGTACAAAAGTCACAGAGATGAAGATTATAGTGCTGGAAGCGCCGGTAGAGGTAAGCCTTCTCATGTATTTTCGGGTCATGGAAATGGGTTTGGAGTTACTCCATCTCCCGACAAAGCGTATTCAGTACGGTTTAGATACTTTCTTAACTATTCCGATATTACTGCATTTAATGATGTAACGAGAATTCCCACTTCTTTCGATACTGTTATTGTCGATGGGGCTTTGTATCATCTGTATATGTTCAAAGATAACCTAGAAGCAGCTCAGGCTGCTTTTGTTGCGTTTGAGCGAGGAATTAAGGATCTGCAAACACTCTATATCAACAACTACGAGTACATCAGAGATACCCGAGTGAGGTACTAGATGGCAGATAGAATTGAGAGCTATAAGCTCGTAAGCGCAGGGGGTTTAAACTCAAATGAAAACCACCTCGATTTATCAGAAAATAGCCCCGGGGCAGCTACCCGATTAGTTAATTATGAGCCCTCTTTATTTGGAGGGTATCGTCGTATTGAGGGGTTTTCTCCTTATCACGAAAATTACCCAGAGGTTACGGTAGCCGGTCAGACTACAGGTCAAGGCAAGGTTCTAGGCCTAGCCATATTTAAGGATGACGTAACTAACGCCACAATAATTATTGCTGCTAGGCAAGATGCGGGTGGATCTAATTACAGCTTCTATTACTACACAGCGGGCATTGGCTGGAGAAAATATACTTTAGATCATTCTGTTACACGGCCTATGGCTTTGAATGGCAGAACCGTAACTAAACTTCGACATGCCCAGTTTAACTTCGGCGATGGTAACAAGATCTGTTTTGTAGATGGCGTTAACCCCGCAATCATATTTAACGGAAGCAAGTGGAAAGAGATAAAAAGCTCTCATGCTGGAGGATATCACGCCACGAATAATACGGCTGGAGGTGTTCTGGCAGTAGATGCACCGGCTCTAGTAGATGTTTTTGAGAACCATTTATTCCTAGCGGGAGATCTTGCAAAGTCTGCAATCATCGCACACTCAAAAGCTTTAGATGGATATACTTGGACTACCAGTAATGGTGGTCAAATATTTGCTGGTGTGGATGTAGTTCAGATCAAACCTTTCCGAGACAATTTATTCGTATTCGGTGAGAACGGCATTAAGAAGATTATCGCAGATGTTACATCCGGTTTCTTAATTGATCAGGTTACAGCTAATGTAGGATGTGTTGCTCGAGACTCAGTTCTTGAGATCGGCGGAGACCTAATGTTTTTAGCTCCCGATGGGTTTAGGCCTGTCGCCGGCACTTCCCGTATCGGTGATGTAGAGCTCGAAACAGTAAGTAAGCCTATCCAAGCTACGCTTGTTGATTTTATTAAGAACAACAGCATGGGCTCTCTTAACGGGGTAGTTATTCGATCCAAATCTCAGGTTAGGTATTTCGTAGGTACAGATAGTGTAGGCGTTAATGATAGTCTTGGTATCATAGGCGGTCTGTCTAACTCTACCGGATCTATATCATGGGAGTTTGGAGAGCTTCTAGGTATTCGAGCTTCTTGTTGTACCTCTGAATATGTGGATGCAGATGAGCTTGTTTTACACGGCGATTACGATGGGCGTGTATATCGTCAAGAGAAAGGAACCTCGTTCAATGGCGCGGATATCCTAGCTATTTATGCCACTCCCTATCTAGACTTTGGGGATACCGATATTCGCAAAGCAATGCGTAAGGTAAACACCTTTATCCGAGCAGAGGGGCCGCTAGAGATGAACCTAGCGATCGCTTATGATTGGGGAGATTATAACACCTCTCGACCATCTACTTTTTCACAAACTTCCGAGGGTGGGCCTACTGTCTATTCCGGAAGAAACATCACCTACAATGGATCTAATGTTATTTATGGGGGCTCTTCTAAACCCATTATGACTTCAGACATACAAGGCTCAGGGTTTTCAGTACGGGCCACTTACGTCACCTTTGGACAGTTTGAATCTTACTCCATCCAAGGGATCGTATTTGAATACTCTACAGCGGGGAGACGATAACAAATGGCTGGATATACTCGCCAATCACTAGCTACGATTATTAACGGAGCGGATATTACCGCCCCTCCGCTTAACTCAGAATTTAACCAGATCTTAGCAGCTTTTAACGCTACGACAGGTCATGCTCATGATGGATCCACAGGCAGCGCTCCAAAGATCAATCTGACTACATCTGTGTCTGGATATCTACCAGCTGCACATGGCGGTATTGGCGGCAAAAATAAATTCGATGCTACTTCAGCTCCAGCTACATCTAATGATGCTGGTGAGGGGTACGCACCGGGGTCAATGTGGGAAAACACCACTAATGGACGTATATATATCTGTGTTGGAAATACTTCTAACGCAGCCGTTTGGCGTGAGCTGGTTACAGTTATTTCTTCCAATCAGATTACCCCCATTACTACGAATTCGGTAGATCTAGGTACTCCTTCCATACGTTTTCAAGACGCATATCTAAGCGGAGGATTATCTGCAACAGGCAATGTAGCAATCGGTGGTACACTTACGACTACGGGTACATCTGCATTCACTGGGCTTGCTACTTTTGCTAACCTAGCAGCCACTGGTACAACCACTATCACATCGATTGACCTGAACTCTGGTGCTATTGATGGCACTACTATTGGTACTACTACCCCAGCCGCAGGTACGTTCACCACTCTTAATGCAAATACTAGCCTCGTAGCTGCTACAGCCGATATTAACGGTGGTACAGTTGATGGGGCCACTATTGGTGCATCTACTCCAAGCACAGGCTCATTCACTACTCTAGGTGCTTCTGGAACATCTACCCTAGCAACTGTTGATATCAATGGTGGTAACATCGATGGAACAGTAATCGGGGCTTCTAGTCATACCACTGGTAAGTTTACCACACTACAAACTACAGGCGCAGCTACTCTAGCATCCGCTGACATAAACGGCGGCACAGTAGACGGCGCTACGATTGGTGCTACTACAGCATCAAGTGGTGCGTTTACTACAGTGACCTCTTCTGGTGGGATTACTGGCGCACTAACTGGCAACGTGTCGGGTAATGTCACGGGCAACGTCACAGGAAATGTTGCGGGGGATGTCACAGGTGATCTAACTGGTAATGTAACGGCGGGTTCTGGTACTTCGACATTCACTAACGTAACAGTTAACGGCAATCTTAATATGAATGCTGGTACTTCTGCTACTATTACTAATCTAACAGCACCCAGTGCAGACTTAGATGCCGCCACTAAAAAGTATGTAGACGATGAAATATCCACGCTGATTGGTGATGCTGGTGCAGGGCTTAACACCCTTGGTGAACTGGCTGATGCTCTTAATGATGATGATGATTTCAGCACCACAGTAACTAATAGTATTGCTACTAAGCTGCCAAAAGCTGGTGGCACGATGACAGGCGCTATCGCCATGTCTACCAATAAGATTACTGGCGTAGGTGATCCTTCATCGGCCCAAGACGTAGCTACAAAAGTATATACAGACACGCAGCGTGATACCCGTGTAGCCAAAACAGGCGATACGATGTCTGGCGCTCTGGCTATGGGAAGCAACAAGATCACTGGCTTGGGTACTCCAACGGCTGGTACAGACGCTAGTTCAAAGGCTTATGTAGATGGTATACTGGGTTCAGCTACCTCTGCTTCTACTTCAGCCGCTACCGCTACAACTCAGGCTGGGATTGCTACTACAAAAGCTGGTGAGGCAGCTTCATCTGCTTCGGCAGCGGCTGCGGATCGTGCTACTGTAGCATCACTATATGACAGCTTTGATGACCGATATCTTGGGCCAAAGTCTTCGGCCCCTACTCAGGACAATGATAGTAACGCACTTGTTGTAGGTGCTTTATACTTCAATAGTACAAACAACATCATGTACGTCTATGGTTCTGGTGGGTGGCAAGCGGCGGGTTCCTCAGTCAACGGTACTTCAGACCGAGAGACTTATACAGCTACGGCTGGTCAGACAGTCTTTGCTGCTACCTACGATGCAGGATATGTAGACGTATATCTGAATGGCGTTAAGCTACTGTCTGGCACTGACTTCACTGCTACGAATGGTACAAGCGTTACTCTGGCCTCTGGGGCTTCAGTCAATGACATCGTGGACATTGTAGCTTATGGCACGTTTGTTTTAGCAGATCACTACACGAAAACTCAGGCAGATGCTCGTTACGTTGAAGTGGCTGGTGATACCATGACGGGTAGTTTGGGAATTGGCGGTAATGTCGCACTGACAGGGGATGAGCAAGAACTAAAATTCCACAGCAATTACAGTGTTGGAAACACTGACCGAGCCAAAATTAAAGCTATTGGTGCTGGTGGTGGTTCTGGTTATGGTGGGGATTTAACATTCCATACTAAGAATCCATCTAACGTATATTCTGAACGTATGCGCATCGACAGCAGCGGAGACTTAACCGTTAAAGGTGGGCGCATTTTTGTCAACGAAAGTGACAATGGCAACACTGCTATTGGTCTTACTAGAGATGCAGATGAAGGTTATGTCCAAGTCTACTCCGCAGGGTCTATTACAACCTCAATAAGAGGTAATGGAGCCAGCTATTTTAATGGCGGTAATGTTGGGATTGGCACGAGTTCTGTAACGCCATATCAAGCTGGAAATACTACTTTAGAAATTGATGGTGGTGCAAATAAAGCTGAACTTAGACTTACTAATGACACTACTGGTGCGTCAGCTAATAATGCTAATGGTGCTATGTTCCATCAAAGTGGCAATGCTACTTATTTATGGAACTTAGAAAACGACATACTTTCTTTTGGCACCAACAACGCAGAACGTATGCGCCTTACATCAGACGGTAATCTTATTGTTGGTGGAACTACAGACGGAGCAGCAAGCAGTATTACACTGCAACACGATGGCGACATTAGAGGTGTACTAGCATCAGGTGCAGGTGGCGATAGCCTTATTTCTGCAATCTCAGGCGTATCAAACGGCTATCAGATTACTGTAGATACAAGCAACAACCAGACTTACAAATGGTATAATGGTGGCGCCCAGTCGATGACACTTGACAGCAGCGGTCAGCTTTTAACCACATCAACCAGCACAGCACTAGCCGCTGATTTTACAAACACTAATACTAGTGGCTATGGAGTAAGAGCAACAACTTACTCAACTGGCGCTCAATATGGGTTAGCTGTTGATAGTTATGGTGGTGGTTATTCCAGAGATTTTACTGTCGGAGTAGATGGTAATGTAAATGTCCTTACAGGCAACCTAGTAATCGGCACGGCTGGCAAGGGCATCGACTTCTCTGCTACTGCTAACAGTTCTGGTTCATCTTCTACAAATTCTGAACTTTTTTCAGACTACGAGCAAGGCAGTTGGACTGTTGTTTTGAAAAAAGGCAATACCACTTTAAACCCTGTCGCAAGGTATGCTTATTACACAAGAGTTGGGGATATGCTTCATGTGCAGTTCTATTGGTTTGGTAACAGCAACTCTGCTACCAGCAACGGGGTTGCTTGGTCGATAGAAGGATTTCCTTATAGCATTTCAGCCTTGGCAAATTCAGCATATCAATTTGTGCCTGTTGGTTATCACTACATTAACAATGCTCCAATAAACACTTGGCATAGGTGGCAAGCAAATTCTTCAACAGCACTGCAACTATATGGAGCAAATGCTTCACTTGAGCATGGTGACACAGGAAATAGGCAGCTTGAGTTTTCAGGCACAGGGGTACTTAGAATAACATAACCCACTGCATAGCTTTGGGTCGGACAGTCCAACCATCACAGGAGATAAACGATGGCACTAACAGAACAAACCTTAAACGACAAAATCGAAGTCGTGAACAACGGCACATTTCCTGTCGTGCAAGTACGCACCGCTAACATTATCAAGCGGGATGGCGAAGAGATCAGCCGTTCATTTCACCGCCATGTCGTAGCACCTGATGCTGTTCTAGATGAAGAAGACGCAGACGTAGCAGACATCTGTGCATCAGTATTCACACAAGCGGTCAAAGACGCATATGCGGCCCATGTAGCTGCACAAGAAACACCCTAATTTAGAGGACTAGCTAATGACTAAAGCACGGATACTCGCTAATCTGATTTCAGACAATGCTGAACTGGCTGACGGACAAATCAGTGTCGCTGAAGTAGTCGGTGCTGCTCCACTGGCTTCTCCTACTTTTACTGGTACGGTAACGACAGCCGCCGTTACAATGAATGGCTACCTAACGGTCAACGGCGGTGGGGTTGATGTAAATACCGTTATCTATCCTAATGGTATTGCGATGGAAGATAGTCGTGCCATTAGCTTTGGTACGGGTGCTGACTTTGAATTATCCAGCGGCGGCACTTTTCTTGATCATAATCTAAAAGACAATGCTAGGCATCTACGCATAATTAACGGCCTTACTGAGCATCATAGGTTCAGCGGCGATGGTAGTGTTATTTTTAATAACAGCGGTGCCGACGCAAACTTCCGTGTTGAGAGTGACAACAATGACCATATGTTATTCCTTGATGCAGGAAATGACCGTATTGGTATTGCTAACTCAGCACCTACTACTACATTAGACGTATCTGGTACTATTACTGCCGATAACTTTACGAATGTAGACTTGTCGCCAATCGCTTCCACCATATCCGACACAGCCGTAGACGTATTCGTGTACGACACCAGCAAGGACAGTGACGGCGGTGCATGGCGTAAGCGCACACAGCACACAAGTTGGTACAATGAAGCTGCATCTGCCACCCGTGGCTCACGCAAGGAGTTCCCAGCGGTGGCTGTTATTGTGGCTGAGAGTAATCAGGTTACGATCTACGATGGTGATGATCCTGATTTGCCTATGTGGATGGTGTTTAACTCTGCAGGTAACTATTTTTTAAATGAGCCAACTGTTTCAGCGGTTACTATGCTTAACGGTAAACTTGCGGTTACTGGCACAGCATCTAACCATACGGCACTTGCTATCGGGGATTTTGTTTCAGAGTTTTGTCAGATCATTAGATCAAACTATGATGGGGATGCCACTGGCTTAGTAAATAGAAACCAATCTTTCTGGAGTAGTAATAGAGGCAACACACGCATCGTAAACAATGTAGTCAACGATGTAGCCATGACCGTTCTGCCCAACGCCCCGATTTATTCTGCTACAGGATTGCCTGTGCCGACGATTGCGGTGGCGACTGATGGTGGGGTTTCTGTTATCAAGGATGATGGGTCTGTTGTTGATATTACTGATGCTACGGACGCATTTGGAACAGTGGAATTTACTCAAACAAATAGGCTGATTATAGGGTATAAAGCCTACACAGGTATGATGGTAAGTGGCGGTATTCCCATAGCGGATACTACAAGATCAAACTGGTCTAGTCATTATTATCAAAATAACTCCGTACCAGCCTTAACAGGAGGTGTAGCTAAGAAAGTAGCTGAATACAACTTTGGAGACAGTTATGGTTTAACTCTACTGGAAGAGAACGAAACCTCTATGGCCCAAGGCTCAGTTGCCTACATCACCTCTGATTACGCCACAGGCCACATGGTAGGCGACATCAAACTCGCCACCTTGAGCGACACCTCAACAACCAATGTTACTGGCGCAGAATTAGTAGACAATGGTAATTTTAATAATGGGGGTGATTGGTCTTTTGGGGGCGGCTGGAACTTTGCTAATGGACAGGCAGAAATAGATACCACAAATAACGACTTATTATCTCAAGACATAGGAATGGTTTCTGGTAAAACCTACACTGTTTCTCTTGTTATGACTGCATACACAGATGGCGTCTTGGATGTTCGTCTTGGTGGCACTGCTACACAAACAGCAACTGGCACAGGGGTTCACACCTTTACTGGAGTTGCAGGTGGAAGCACTTTGCAAATCTATGCTTTTACTAATGCCACGCTATCTATTGATGACATCTCAGTACGCCTAGCCGAAGAAGACCGCAGTGTGAACGGCAATGGCTTACAAGTGTTCGGCACTGTGACCAAAAACCCTGTGGCTACTGGTGCGGATTTGGTGGCGTATAGTGGGTTCTCTGCCAGTAACTACCTTGAGCAGCCGTATAACAGTGACTTAAACTTTGGCACTGGTGACTTTAGCTTTATGGTTTGGTTAAATACTCCAGATAATTCTGCGGCGGGAACAATTATACACAGGAGTTCATCTACAAAAGCACAAAGTAACTTTTTAAGTTCTGGTGCTGTAATTCAAATAGAATTTAACGGTACAAACTTATATGGATTAGTGGGTACTAACGGATTTTCAGTAAACACTGGCCCCGATATACCCAGAGCCAACATTCCTAATAACATTTGGACGCATTACGCATTAGTACGCAACGGTAGCACACTTTCAGCGTATTTAAACGGTAAGTTATTTGATACGGATACTAATACTCTCACCACGACTAATACTTCAGCAACTTTATTTTATGGTGAAAGACCCGGAAGCAGTAGGCCGTTCAATGGTAAAATGGCACTTACAAAGTGGTCAGCCACAGCCCCATCCCCAGAACAGATCAAGAAAATCTACGAGGACGAGAAGGTGCTATTCCAAGAGAATGCCCAAGCCACTCTATACGGCTCCTCTG